AAAGGAGCAAATATGCCAGAAGCGTCTACACCGTCTGGTGTATCCGAAGCTGCCTATAAGCCCGATGCTGATGCTATTATACCTCGTGTATCCATGCAAGAGCAAGGCTTTGTTGGCTTGCGTGTGCTCAATAGACACGTATTAGAAGAAACACAATTAGCATTTCGTTATCCAGCGTTTATCCGCACAGTTAATGAAATGCGCAACAACCCTACAGTGGGTGCTGCCCTTAATGTCTACCGATTCTTTATGACTCGCGTAAGATGGCACGTAGAACCCCATCCAGAATCCTCTCCAATTGATAAAGAACGTGCAAAGATTGTGGAAACAATGATGCACGACATGGATACATCTTGGGATGACTTTATCAGCACTGTCATTCCTTACTTAGAATACGGTTTTGCAATAAATGAAAAAGTATTTCGCCGTAGGCTTAAACGCAACGGTAGTAAATATAATGATGGTTTGGTGGGTCTTAAACGTCTTGCCACTCGTTCACAAGATACAATTTGGGGTTGGATATTTAATAAAGACCACTCTGAAATTGTTGCTTGTCAGCAAACATTAAAGAATATGGAATATGGTTATCTCTATGCAGATAGATTAAATGATCAAGGCTTCATCACCATTGATCGTGACAAGTTCCTATTATTCACTACTAATTCCACTAAGAACAATCCTGAAGGTAATAGTATACTCAAGAACATATACCTTGCATATAAACAATTAAGCATATTACAAGAACAACAATTAATTGGTATTGCAAAGGATGTACAAGGTATTCTTAAAATTGAAGCTCCTGTAGAGTATTTTGACCCTAACGGCTCTGCTAACGCACAAGCTACATTGAAAGCTTTTCAAAACATCATTGATAATTATAATGCAGGGCAGCAACGTGGCTTGCTAGTTCCTAACATGATTGATGAAGCAACTAAGCAACCAAAGTTTAGTTACTCTCTGATGGAAGCTAAAGGTAATTCTAAGTATGATACAGCAGAAATTATCAAAGCATACCAACAAGATATTCTCACAGCATTGAACGTTGACATTCTTCGTTTAGGTGCTGATGGAGGTGGTAGTTTTTCCCTTGCAGAAGCTAAAACTTCAGTACTCGCTCTAGCTATTGATTCCAAATTGAAAGAAATTCAGTCTACATTAAATCAAGATTTGATGAGGGATTTGTATAAGTTCAATGGTTGGGACATGACTAATATGGCTAAGTTTGTTTATTCTGATATTCAGGCACTTGACTTGAATGATTATTCGGCAGCTATTCAGCGTATCTTTGCTGTTGGTGCGATCGAAGTAGATCGAGAAGTACTAAATTCTGTGCGTAAATCATTAGGTGTTGCAGAACTTCCTGAAGATGAGCCTGTAGATAAAGATAAGCTCTCTACCAATATGTCTAACGTTGAATCCAAGTCTGGTAGCGGAATGGCTGTTGGTAATGCTGGTAACTCTGGCACAGCTAAGATTGGTGGTTCTGGAAAGTCTACTGATAAATCTATAGCCAACAAGGAAAATGCCCCATGACAATTATAATTAAAGGAGGCTGAATGTCTGCACATAAGCTAATAAAATTTACACAAAGTTTGTATTCAAAACCTCATCTTATTAATCAAGTAGCATTCAACGCTGTGTCTTCATACCTTACGCATCGTAATTTAATGAATCCTAATCAACTTGTATCAGAAGATGAAAACGAAGAAGATGAAACACCCGATGACTTAGATGACTTTGACCCTGAAATGGGTATTGGTGTTATCAATGTTGAAGGTGCTCTTTCTTATAAACCTATCTATGGGTTGTGTGGTGAAGTTGGAATGTCCTATGTAAGCCTTCTCGAAAAATCCGAAGAAATGATTGAAGCAGGTTGTAAAACACTTGTTCTAAATGTAGATTCTGGTGGTGGCGAGGGGTATTCTTGCATGGAGACAGCAAATGAACTTCGCAAAATGTGTGATGACAATGATGTTTATCTTATTGCATATAATGACGGTATGGTAGCAAGTGCTGCATACGCTATTAGTTGTGCAGCAGATGAAGTTATCTCTAACCCTTCCGCAGACACAGGAAGCATTGGTGTTTTGATTGCACTAATGAATGATTCTAAAGCTCTTGAACAAGAGGGTTATGTACGATCATTCATCTACGCTGGCGCTAAGAAAATTCCTTATGAAGTAGATGGTTCTTGGAAAGAATCTTTCTTAGAAGAACTTAAACTAAAGTAGATACATTGTATGGTGAGTTTGTATCTCATGTCAACAAATATACAGGAATTGATACAAAAATCATTCGTGGATTTGAAGCTGGAATGTTCTCTGCACCTGAAGCCCTTGAAAATGGTTTGATTAATAAAATTATGACTCGCTCAGAGTTCGTTTCATATCTAGTAGATAGGATGGATAAATAAAATGATGAATGCCCTTAAAAAAGTTTTTAACAACCCTACTAAAGCAACTAATATTGCCGAAGTGGAACAACAAATGGAGTCCCTAGAAATGTCTAAACCCGTAGCAGATACTGCTCAACTTGAAGCACTCGCTTCTTCTCTTTCTGCTGCTGAAGCTTCTATGGCTTCCCAAGCTGTTGTACTAGCAGAATTAACCTCAAAATTTGATTCAGTTGTATCTGAATTGTCTTCTGTTAAAG